AATGTGAACACCCCGTTCGCTTGGCCGTTGCTGGACAGTATCCAGTACAACGGGGCTATGGGTGGGGGTTTGATTACCCACAAGTTCACGATCAGTGTTGTGGTGGGTCGTTCGGCTGAGCGCACTGCACAAACTTTGTTGGATGGGTATCTGTCTTATGCTGGTGCTCTTTCGATTCGTCAGGCGATTGAGTCGGATCGGACTTTGGGCGGTGTGGTGCAGGACTTGATTGTTGAGTCTGCAAGCAACATCTCTACCCTCGAAGCGAACGACGCAATCTATCTGGCGATTGACTTCGTTGTCACGGTGTACGCCTGACCCCTTGCCGTAGGTTGCTTGTGGCGTGTAGTGTTATCGCATCGGCTCAGCCGAGCAGACATCAACTCGAACGCCGATAGGCAGGAGCAGACATCATGGCAAAGCAAGTTCTCACAAACGTGGCAGTCACCTACGGCACTGCAAACACGGACATCTCCGCGTATGTAACATCAATCACGCTTACATCCAGTGCGGCTGAAGTTGCCACAACTTCGATGGGTTCGTCAGCTGTGACGCGCATCCAAGGCTTGATTGATAACTCAATCACAATGGAATTGCAACAGGACTACCCAACGATTGAGAAGTTGTTCTTCGATGCGTTCACTGCTGGTACTGCTGTACCGATGACAGTGAAGCCAAACGGAACTGCTGCTGCTTCTTCAACGAATCCACAGTATGCGTTCTCGGTTCTGCCAACCGCTCACACACCGGTGAACGGTGCTATCGGCGATCTGGCTACAATGTCAATCAGTTTCCCAATCTCTGGTGTGATCACCAAGACTGGCACTGGCGCATAGTTTCTAAATAATTCCAACCCTTACCTGCGGAGGTAAAGAATGAAAATCGCACTCAGTTTGACTAGTGCATTAGATGGCAAGCAACGCACAATCATTGCTGCGTTTCCTGACTTCATTGCGTTTGAAAATAAATACAATCGCAGTGTCGCCAAGTTTGAAGCCGAACTCACCTTGACTGATCTTGCATACCTTGGATGGCATGCAGAGAAACGGTTGAAGAAGACTGGGTTGGACTTTGAATCATGGTGCGATGAGATTGAAGCACTTGAAGTGGGAGATAGCGCTGACGCAGTGATCGTCCCTTTGGAGATAAGTCAGCCCACTGGGTAATTTCGTATCTCGCTTGCGAGACAGGGATTGCACCATCAGTGTTGCTGGCAGAAGAACCACGAATGCTGTTCACAATGTTGGCGTACCTTCGATGGAGAGCAATTCACCTAGGCAAGTAGTATTCGTGTATGGCAGGTCGAGCAGGATCATTCAACGCAAGCGATGCAATCAATGCACCGATACAGATTGAAGGGATCACAGACTTCCTTCGTGATCTAGCCAAGACATACCCTGACTTCAACAAAGAAGCACGTATTGCTAGTCAAGGTGTGGCAGAGTTACTTGTTGTCGCAGCAACCTTCGAGGCTGCATCGGTGACTCGTAATCGTCAGGCGTTGGAAGTGATGAAGGGGCTGAGGGCGCAGCGTGATCGTATCCCGACAATCAAGTTGCAGGAGAAGTCTGGGTTCGTATCCAAGTCAAAGCCGAACCGAAGTCGCAAGACCAAGGTGACTAGAGGTGATGTGTTCTTTGGTGCCGAGTTTGGTGGTGGCAAGTTTGGCTCATCCAATAGGACGGTGGCTGGGGCTAAGTCTCGCGCTGGTACTGAGATGCCTCGCAAGGGTGGGGGCAGGACAACCCAGTTCCTTCGGCATCGAGGCAAGACAGGATATTTCTTTTGGCCTACTGTGCGCAAGAACAAGGAGAACATTGCCAAGGTTTATTTGGATGCGATTGACAAGGTTCTGGACAAACTGAAAGATCGTTGACTTTGGCTGTGGTTTCGCTACCCTGTAGTTAGGGAGGCGTTCATGGTTGTCTATTTTGATTCGGTCAAGTCTGTTCAGCCGAAGCCGTTCGCCTCAAATTGGGATGACCTCAAAGAACGCTTGATGCACCATGAGGAGAATGCACACAAGTCTGATGGTGCGTTGTGGTCGCCTGTTGAGTATTACCCAGGTAGGACTCGCGGTAATACTGCTGTTCGGTTCATTGAAGCGTTGGTGGTTGACATGGACGGTGAATCATTTGCCAACGCCAACCTTGATGGGTTTGAGTATCTTGCCTACTCCACCTATTCACATCGACTGGATGATCCTCACTACCACTTAGTTCTTCCGTTGGCTGAGCGTGTACCGGCAGGACTGTGGCGAGCAGTGTGGCAAGAGATGCACGAACGAATCAACTTGCAGGGTGACCCTGCAACGAAAGATGCTGCGCGTATCTTCTACCTTCCACAACATGCACCAGATCAACCATTCGAGTTCCACGAACAATCAGGTGCATTCATTGACACAGACTTCCAATACGAACCTGCACGGAACCCAACACCATCGTCACCACGTCAGTCTGCCCAACCTCGACGCAAGCGCACTATCGGTGTTGAGATGAATGATGCGTGGTGGGATGCAGGCAAAGTGATAACAAAGTATGACGGTCTTGAAGGTAAAGCATTGTGGTCTTCCGTGTTGGCTGACTTCCGTGCCTTGCGCTCGGCTTGTGAGGATGTCATCTAGAATTGCCGCATGGCTGGCGCACGTACATTCGTAGTTCGGTTTCTGTCCGATGTAAGTGATTACAACAAAGGTATCAAGCAAGTCTCCGATGGTATGGGGGGCTTGAAGACTGATGTGTCAACTTTGTTGCCATCGTTCAAGACTGTTGCGATTGCTGGCGCTGCTGCATTCGGTGCGGTTGCAGCAGGCATCGGGTTGGCAGTCAATGCTGCGATTGAGGATCAGAAGTCTCAAGCAGAACTGCAACGACAGTTAGAGAAAACTTTTGGTGCCAACGATGCGTTGGTTACTTCAACCGAAGAATATATCGGTGTCACCGAACTGCGTTATGGGACTAGCGATGTAGCGCTGAGAACATCGTTGGGTCTGTTGGTTCGTGCCACAGGTGATGTCACCGACGCGCAAAACATATTGAACACTGCACAAGACATCTCTGCTGCTACTGGTAAAGATTTGGAAACTGTTTCTTTGGCTTTGGCTAAGGCAAGCCAAGGTCAATTCACTGCTCTTGGCAAACTTGGTGTCCCACTTGATGACGCAACAAAGAAGTCAAAAGACTTTAGTGCTGTGATGGGAACTTTGAATGGTCAGTTTGGTGGTGCTGCACAAACGCAAGCTGACACATTCGGTGGCCAGATGGCTCGACTTGGGACTGTGTTTGAGAATGTGAAGGAGAAGGTCGGGTTCGCAATTCTCAACAATAATTTGTTCAAAGATGCGATTGACAGATTGCCTGGTGCCGCAGATGCAGCAATCAAGGCACTTGGGACAGATGGTTTTGGTGCCGCGCTGGATGTGTTTTTTAGTCAGATGGGTATTGTTGGTGCCTATGTAAAGTTTTGGGCTGCGTCAGTCATTCATGAATATAACGACATGGCAAGGAAAGCCGCCAACGCTTTGGTGATTTTGTCCTTCGGTTTTGTACAACTTGTTCCAGGTTTCAAGGCTGCACAAGACGAGATTCAAAACAATTTGTTGATGACCGATTTGCAAATGCAAGCATCACAAATGCACCTTGATGATTTGAAGGCTGCAATGGCAGCATCAACCAAAGAAACCCGAATCAACGGTGCAGCATCTGCTCGACTTGCTGGTCAGGCTAAAGGATTGGCGTCGGCGTTAGGTGATGGGGATGGCGGTGGAGGTAGCGGTGGAGGCAAGGGAGGTGTAGCCAGGACTTTGAAGACTGCCACCGAGAAGTTGAAGATTTATACCGATGCGTTGAAGGCCAGCAACAATGCACAGAAGTCGTTCACTTCTGCGCAGAAGGCTTCAGTCAAGGCTGGTCAGTCGTTGACGGCTGCGAACCAGGGTGTGACTGATGCTCAGGCTGCGTTCAATCAGGCTGTGGCTGGATATGGTGCTGATTCACCTGAGGCTAAGAAGGCTGCGAAGGAGTTGGAGTTGGCTCAGCGTGGGTTGGAACGTGCTGGGTACAACGTGGAGGGTTCGTTGTTTGCGATTGCTGATGCTGAGGATGCGTTGAAGAAGGTTCGTGCTGATCCTGAGTCAACGCCACAGGCGATTCGTGAGGCTGAGATTGCGTTGGCTGAGGCGAAGTTGTCGAGTGCTGATGCGATTGATCAGCAGACTGAAGCGACTACAAGTTTGAATGATGCCAGCAAGTCGTTGAATCAAACGATCTTTGGTGCTGCTGTTGGTTCTGCTATCTATACAGAGTTGTCGGATGCGTTGACTGATGCTAAAGCGAAGCAGGCTGAGGCTGTTGATGATGTGGCTGAGGCGATTGAGCGTGAGGCTGAGGCGTTGGACAACTATCGTGAGGCAATCAAGAAGGTTGGTGAGACTCAACTGTTGTATCCAAAGGTCATTGCTGCGAACCCTATGGCTGGTGTGGCTGCTGCTATTCCGGCAACGGTGACTGGTAACTCAACTGGGTTCAACCCGAATGGTTCTCCAATCATTGTCACTGTGAACGCTGGGATGATCACAGACAAAGACACTTTGGCGTTGGAGATTTCGGATTTGTTGACTGAGTTCGCTCGCAAGAATGGTGGGAATGCCTTTCGAGGGATTTCGTTCTAATGGCTAAGGCAACCAAGTGGGGTTCAACATACAAGGTGTTGTTGGATGTTGGGTTTCTAGCAAACGAGTTCATCCTTGATACTAGTGAGTTGGATGGTTTTGCTGTGTTGGATGGTTCCACAAACTTTGTGGACATCACCGAGTATGTGACCAACATCAATATCAATCGTGGCCGTTCAACTCAACTTGACACATTCCCGTCATCAAGTTGCACTGTCATATCCGATGATCGAGCAGCTGACCGTTTCTTTGATCCATTGAACACAGCGTCTAGTTGGTATTCAGGTGGGACTGTTGGTATTGCACCACGACGCAAGTTTGAGGTGTACGGCGGTACAGCCGGAACCACAGCAATGTTCACAGGTTTCGTGTACGACTTGAACATGGATTATGAAGAACCAAACCTGTCCACTGCAACGATTGTTGCTACTGATGGGCTTGGGCAACTTGGTGAAACTGTGCTGACCGCATTCAACCCTTCATCACAACTGACATCTGCGCGTGTGTCAGCAATCTTGGATCGACCAGAAGTATCGTTCTCGACTGCGACTAGAAGCATTGAGACTGGGGTTGCGACGTGTGGAACGGTTGCGTATGAGGATGCGACGAATGTGTTGACGGCGTTGCAGGATGTAGCAACTGCCGAAGGGGGCAGGTTGTTTGTTGATCGTTCGGGGAATCTGAACTTTGATGCTCGGATTGCTGTGTCGTTTGGTACGGCTGTGGCTTCGTTTGGTGGTACGGCTGGTGTGCCGATTCAGTCTTTGTCGAATGTGTATGGTGCTGAGACGGTTTTGAATCGTGTGGCTGTGCAGATTGATGGTGGTACGGCTTCGAGTGTTGCGTCTGGTACTGCGTCGCAGGCTGAGTATGGGATCAAGGCGTTGTCGTTGACTGGGGTTCCGTTGGATACTGATGCTGCTGGATCAGCGTTAGCTGCGTCGTTGTTATCTAGGTTTCAAGACCCTGTGGTCAGGTTCTCGGAGATGGATGTGTTGTTGAATGCGTTGACCACAGCACAGCAGGCAACGATGGCAGGGTTGGAGATTGGTGACATTCTTTCGGTGTCCAAGACTTTCGCTGTTGGCACACCGGCAACGGTGACACAGAATGTGGTTGTCGAATCTATTCGCCACAGCATCAACCCGTCACGCCACACCGTGACTATCGGGTTGGGTCAAGTCAAACTTGTACTACCATTCATCCTGGACACGTCAGCCCTCGACGACACCGACTACGCACTACAATAGGAGCATTATGGGAATCAACGCACAAACTTCAGTACCTAAGTTCACTATTGGAGATGTCCTGACTGCCGCAAATACTAATTTGCTGACAAATGCTCCACCTGTGTTTTCGGGTACAGCAACACGTGACGCAGCGTTCGGTGGTGCAGGCGAAAAAACATTGGCAGAAGGTCAACTTTGTTACTTGGAAGATTCCAACATTGTGCAGTATTACGATGGCGCAGCGTGGGCTACTGTCGGGCCAACATCAAGCAAAATTGCACAAGTTGTTAGCACAATCCTTGACACCACTTTCACTACTTCATCTACAAGTATGACCGATGTGACAGGTTTAAGCGTCACAATTACGCCAACGCTAAACACCAGCAAAGTTTTGGTAATGGTGCAATTAAATGGTGGTGGTGATGCATCATCAAACTTTTTTGGCAACTTGGTTAGAGGGTCAACTGCAATAGATGTTGGCGCAACGGCTGGCACTCGTTCAGCCGTAACTTTTTTTGCGGAAAGTGATTTTATGTATTATATGGGCGCAACATTTTTAGACAGCCCAGCCACAACATCAGCAACAACTTATAAAGTGCAGGTAAAAACACAAGGCGCGGGCAACGTTTTTGTTAACCGTAGACCTCTTGACAACGATGCCGTATCAAGGCCGCGTGTCGCTAGCACTATTACAGTGATGGAGGTACTCGCATGACCGATTACGCAGCAGTTTTGACACGTCGTTACACAGGCAAAGAGTGGACTCTTGCAGGTGACGAGTACACAGGTTTGACATGGATGTCTGATACAGCAAAGCCAGACAAAGCAACTCTTGATGGTTTGTGGGCATCAGTTCAACAAGAGATCGCTGATGAAGAATCTGCAAAAGTTGCAGCCAAACAAGCCGTTCTCACAAAGTTAGGTTTGACAGCCGATGAGGTCAAGACACTTCTCGGCTAGTCGTTGGCTGATTGTTGCTCCTGCGCTTCTAGCCTCGATCTTTAGTTTCATTCCGTCAGCGTCAGCTGATCCGGCACCAGGGTTGTCCACGTCGTATTACACGATTGATGAGATACCACCAGTTCAATCAACTACTGAGTATGAGTTGTGTGGTTCGGAGGTTGAGAACAACATCAACCGAAGCTATGACGGTGAGCCGTATCAAGACTGCACAGGCGACTTGTTCATGGTTCACATGACAGGGTTCATCACAATCCCAGAACATGACACCATAGAGTTTTGGTTGGCAACGGATGACGGTGGCAACATTGACATCGACGGCAACGAGTGGGGTGATTGGGTTGACCAGGGTTGCACTTGGATGGAGTCTGGAGAGATAGACATTGTTGCAGGCAGTCAGCCACTTGACGTTTGGATGTACGAGAATGGCGGTGGTTCGTGCTTGCTTCTGGCATGGAACATTGACGGTCAAGGCTTCGCAATAGTTCCCGATGAGGCATTCACCACCGACTACCAGCAACCACCTGACACCACGATTCCTGACACCACGATTCCAGATACCACTATCCCTGATACGACTATGCCGGAGACAACAACAACATGGACTACCAGTACCACGACAACTTCTACGACTGTCGCACCAACAACTGTTCCTGCTACAAACCCATTGACTACTTCGATACTTCAAACAACTACTACAACATCAACGACTCAGGCACCACCGCCTGCAACGATGCCACCACCACCAACGACTCAGGCACCACCACCTGAAACTGTGGCACCACCACCAGCAACTACTTCTTCGACGACCACAACTTCAACAACAACCACAACGACGACACAGCCACCACCACCTGAAACGGTGCCTCCACCACCCACAACAATGCCAGCCCCACCAGAGACAATCCCTGAGCCACCAGCCACCCTGCCATTCGTACTACAACCATTATTCCCTCCGACCACAATCACAATTCCTGAACCACCAGCAACGATACCGACAATTCCTTTGCCCCCAGCCACAATGCCCCCACCCCCAACGACCATGCCCCCACCCCCAACAACGGCACCAGACGCACCACAAGCCCCCCAGACAAGCCAACCAGCCAAAGACGCAGAACTCCCACCCATCACCAACCAAGCCGTTGTTGAAGCCCTAGCCACTATTGACCAGGCAACCCCAGCCCAAGTCCAAGCCGTCGTCACCGAGCTGCTCGCCTTCGCACTCACCACCGACCAAGCCGTGTCCGTAGCATCCGAACCGGCAGTGCTGGAAGTGTTGACAAACGCTGAAGCGGAACAAGTATTTGAGCAGGTCGCGGTTGAAGAACTGTCAACGGAGCAGGCTGTTGAATTAGTTGCTGCTGTGCAGGAAGCACCAACGAAAGTGCGTAAAGCGTTTGAGGCTGTGTTGAATCTGTTTGAAGGTTTCGCTGATGATTACACGATGACGAATCAAACT